CGTGCCGATCGGCGAGGGGTGGGTCGATCCGACGGCGTACAACGGCGCGGACGCGGAGGGCGGCGAGCTGAATTGGGTGGAGATTGTCGAGCGCGCAACGGGCATCCGGATGCAGCCTGCGCCATCGAACGAGCCCGGCATCAGACAGGACGCGGTGAGCCAAATGCTGGTGCACATGATCGACGGCCGCCTTCCCGGCTTGGTCGTTTCTTCGGCGTGCCCGGATTTGCGGAAGGGTTTCGCCAGCCACTATCGCTTCGTCAAGGTCCGCTCCGATTTGGGTGATGGATATGCGTTCAGGCCGCAAAAGAATGAATGGTCGCACGTGCATGATGCGCTGCAATACCTCTGCCTGGGTCGGCGCGGGAAAGAGGCCGTGATCGGCAATCGCACGGGCACGCGCCTGCCACTGCCGGCCGATGGTGGCGCTGTGGTCGGCAACACGGAGTTCAATGTCTTCGCATGATCCAGGAGCGCGCTGATTACGAGAATTGGGCGGAGTTCCTGGCCGCGCGCGGCATCACCCGTCCCGGCCATCACCGATTGTTGCTCGTGCAAATCGCGCACGGCCGCGCCTGGGCGTTCCGGCCTTCGGCTGAAGCCCCCCCGTGTTTGCTGGCCGGTATCATGCATGCGCGCAGTCAGTCGGAGGCGTGGTTCTCGCCCGGCGCCGGTGCGTCGCAACATTTGCGCACGCTGGTGCCGATGTGTCGTGCGCAGATCGAGGTGGACCAGCGGTATGCGCTCGGCAACATCATGACGCGCACGCATGTGCGCAACCGCTCCGGGCAGCGCCTCGCGCAAGTGCTCGGTTTTGTTCGTGATCATCTTGATGGTCACATGATCGTGTGGAGGTGGCAGCATGTCGAGAGTGGTTAGCGCGGCGCGCGGTGTAGGGCGCGGAATTAGCACGCTGGTCAGTGGCGGGCCAAGCCCAAGCGCGCCAGCCGTCGACACGTCGGCGCAGCAAGCTGCTGCTGCGGCTGCCGCGGCGCAGCAAGCTGCGGCGCGGCAGGCGCAGCAAGCTGCGGCGCGGCAGGCGGCGGCACGGTTGCAAGCGGAAAAGGCGGCGGCGGCGCAGCGTCAGCAGGATGCCCTGGATCGGCGCGCGTCTGAGGCGGATGCGGCGGCGGACAAGCGCCGCCGTGTGCGTTCCACGGGTGGGCGTCGGCGCCTGCTCAATTTCTTCGAAGCAGGTCAGCAGGGCCTCTCGCGCCTGCTGAGCAGCAGTTCGTCGCTTGGGTGACGCATTGGCCAGGCTAGATAACAAGCGCATCCGCAAGCGGGCGGCAACGGCTCTGCAGACGCTGCAGCACTGGAACCACGTCTATCAGGATGTGTACGATTACCTGATGCCGTACCGGCAAGGCGCGCTCAACCGGCAGCCTGGCCCGCCGTCGCTCAATAAGATTTTCGACAGCACGCCGTTGCGTGGCGCGCCGCGATACGCCGGCCGCGCGCAGCAGTTCCTGATGCCGCCGGGCGAGGCGTTCTTCCAGCTCGAGGCTGGTCCGATGCTGGCGGCGCAAGGGCAGGCGGAGGTCAAGTCGCTCAACGAGGAGCTGGAGCGGTACGCCATGATCCAGCATGGCGCGCTCAACAATTCGAGCTTTCACGTCTCTACCAACGAGATGTTTTTGGATCAGTTTGTCGGCACCGGCGCGATGCTGATGCTGGAGGGAGACGATTATAATCCGATCCGCACCGTCGCCGTGCCGAAGTGCGAGGTGGCGCTGGAGCGCGGGCCTTACGGGGACATCACTGGCCGGCACTGGGCGCGATCGTTCCGCGCCTATGAGATCGCGGAGATGTGGCCGAAAGGTAGGTTTTCGGAAGAGTTGCGGCGCATCATCAAGGACGAAGAGGACAAGCCCGTCACGATTTGCCAGTCGACGGTGTGGCATCAGGATGAGCGGCGCTGGCGGCTTTATGTGTTCCGGCTGCAAAACCGGGACGGCCAGGCTGGCGGCGGCGGGCGCGGTGATGATGAGGATCTGATATTCGACGAGACCTATCGCGCCAGCCCGTGGATCACGCCGCGCATGTTCGTTTGTGCAGGTGAGGCGGAGGGCTTCGGTGCGGGACTGCTGTCATTGCCGGGCACCAAAACGCTGAACAAGGTGCGCGAGTACGACCTGAAAGCAGCGGCCATCGCGCTGTTCGGGATCTGGGCGTATCAAGACGGCAGCGGCTTCAATCCCAAGACGGCGAAATTCGCGCCAGGTGCGTTCTGGCCGGTGCGCTCGAACGCAACCAGCGGCGCCTTCGGGCCGAGCGTGCAAAAGCTCAACATTCCGGGCGATTATGATCTAAGCCGGATCATCACCGAGGATGAGCGCGAGCAGATCCGCCAGGCGCAGATGGATCGCACGATGCCGCCGGCTGCGGGCTCTGTGCGCTCGCCGACTGAAATTCTCGAGCGCCTGAAAGACGGCGGCGAGGAGATGGTCGGGTTGCTTGCGCGCCAGCAGCTCGAGATCGTGACGCCGGTCGTGCAACGCGCGAACGAGATCCTGGCCAATCGCAAGATCTTGCCGACTGACCGCCTCAACATCGATCAGCTGGCGGTCGGTCTGCGCGTGGTCTCGCCGATCGTGCAGGCTGCGATGGCGAAGGACGCGAAAGCGGTCGTTGATTTTGCGCAGGTCGTGGCCGGCCTGTGGCCGGACAAAATGAGCCTGGCGCTGCGCGATGATGACGTGCTGACCGAGCTGGCGAAATGGATGGGCGTCAAGGAGCGCCACATTCCATCGCAGGCGGAGCGTGACCAGGTGCGGCAGCAAGAGGCGCAGCGCGAGCAGGCGGCGATGGCGATCGAGGCGGCGAAGGCCGCGCCGCAGCAGCAGCCGCCACAAGCGCAGGATATCGTGAATGGAGCAGTGAATTGACAGATCCTCTTTCGCGATTGCTCGGGCAAACGGACGGCTGGGGCGGTGTCCAGGAGATCGAGGCAAACTTCGGTGGCCAGCGTCCGGCCGAGGTCGACGATCCGCAGGCGCGTCTGGCCGAGCATGTCGCGCAGACCTTTGCCGGCGAGGCTGGCCGGGCGACGCTGCAGTATCTCGTTGACCGGACGTTGATGCACCAGGCGGTGCCGGACCTAGGCGATCCGAATTTGATCGGCCTTGGTCTCGAAGGGTTGACGGCGAGCGTCATCTGGCATGAGGCGCGCCGGCATCTCGTGCGGGAGTTGATGCAATTGATGGAGCAGGGAGCCGCGCCGGGCGCGGATGATGCATGATTGCGATGTGGACTGTGATGACGTTCAACACAGCCGAAGCCGCGGGTGGCGGTGAAGGCGGAGCGCCGGGCGGCGGGGAAGCGCCAGCGGCGGCAGCCGCGCCGGTCAATCCGTACGAGGCAGCGGGCGCGCAACCGGCGGGCGGCGAGCAAGGCGGGACGATCATGGATCGCCTGCCGCAGCATTTGCGCGGCGACACGCCGGAGCAGGCGCTGGAAAAAGTGTTCGCCGCCTACAGCGGCGCGCGCGAAGAAATGGGCAAGCGCGGCAAGGCCGTCGACAATCCGGACGACTACAAGGTCGAATTCAGCGAGGATGTGCTGGCGGTGGTTGGCGATCCGGCGCAGGACGAAACGCTTGCTGTTGCCCGGAACATCGCGCACAAGCACGGGCTTACGCAGGAGCAGTTCGCGGGCTTCGTACAGGACTTCCACGGGGAGCTGCTGGCGCAGGGCAAGCTCGGTGGCGTCGACGTGACAGCGGAGGCAAAAAAGCTCGCTGGTGATGGCGCCGCGCGCATGTCGGAGCAGGATGTGCTCAACGCGGCGGCGGCGGCCTGGACGGACGCGACGACATATATCGACGGTCTGGTGGCTGACAAGACGCTGACGGCGGATCAGGCCAACGTTCTGCGCGGTCTGGCGGAGACAGCCGATGGCATCTTGGCGCTGAAGGCGTTGCGCGGGCAGATGCGGGAGGTCGGCGTGCAGACCGGCGGCACCGGCGCGGGGCAGGCATTGACGAAGGCGGATCTTGATCGGCGCATCGCGGACCCGCGCAACCAGGCGCTTGCGCCTGAGTTCGATCCGGCGTTCGCGCAGCAGACCGATGAGATGTTCAAGCAGTTCTATGGCGCGGCGGCTTAGGCCCCCCCGCACCGTCGCGCGCGTAGATTGCTGCAGCTTTGCAGCAGGACCCGCGCCGGCGGTGGCACCCGGATCAGGCATTGCCTGATTGTCAGGCCCGCTCTCACGTCGCGGCACTCGGCGGCAGCGCACGCAAACGATCAAACCGTGAGAGCAGCAAATGGCTACCGAAGCAAGCACCTGGTACGTCGAGAAATACAAATCCGGCGTGCTGATGGAATACCAATCGCAGGGCCACGTCCTGCGGGGCACGTATATGCCGCCGGCGCAGATCGACGGCAAGAAGATGTATTTTCCGAAGGCCGGAAAAGGGTCCGCCCGGAAAATGGAAATCGGCTCCGATCTGGTGCCGATGAACGCGGGCCGCAGCCGTGTCGAGCTGACGACCGAGGCCTATCAGGCGGCCGAATACGTCTACCAGGTCGATCTCGATCGCATGAGCGCAAACGAGAACGCGGTCGCGCAGCAGCAGGCCGCGCTGGCGCTTGGTCGCAAGCATGACGCCATCATATACGACGCGATCCATGCCGGCGTCGGGACTTACGGCACGGTGATTGGGGCATTCGACGCGGCCTGGGACCTGGCCAAGGCGCTGCAGGTCTCGACCGCTCTCTACAAGCGGGACGTGCCGGAGGACGGGCGGGCCTACTGCATGATCCCGCAGCTCGCATTCTCGCAGATGATGGGCTACGAGGAATTCTCGTCGGCTGACTGGGTGCGCGGCGATCTTCCGTTCATGAAGGTGCGACGCGCCAAATTCTGGGGCGGCGTCAACTGGTTCACTGGGCCGGACGAGTTGTTCCCGACCAGCACAAACGATGTGACGTTCTATGCCTGGCACTGGATGTCGATCGGCTCGGGCTACAACGGCAACGAGCTGAACACCCGCGTCACCTGGGAAAATTCCAAAACAGGCTGGCTCCATAACAACTGGATGGACATGGGCGCCACCGTGCTGCTCGGCGGCACGACCGGCGGCATCATCGAGTGCCGCTTCCAGGGCAACAGCGCCATCACCATCAACTGACGCTGATCGTCGGCCGCGCGGCATGCCGCGCGGCTGAACCTTTCATCAACACCAGCAGGACTTACGAACATGGCATATGCAGCAGCAGGGCTCCGGCGTATCGGCCACGGCGGCTCGATCGGCAACGGCGCGGGCTCGACCAAATCGATCTGGCACTACGCCACCAACGACGCCGACACGGTTGTCGAGGGCAGCGGTTATTTCAACTCGGCCTATCAGAATTTTGCCGAGGGCGACCTGATCATGGCGTCGCTCGATGTCGACGGCACGCCGGAAACAAAGCTTTACATCGTGTCATCGTCAACCGGCGCGACCACGGTTGCCATCACGGCGATGGCTATCGCGTAAAGGCACGGCACAATGGTGGATCGCGTCGGACTGTGCAATCGAGCGCTGCTCGAGCTTGGCAATCTTCCAATTCAGGGCGAGGGTGCTTTTGGAGCGGATCATGTGCTCAAGATCTTCGACGGCGTGCGCGATGCGATCCTCACCGCCAAGCCGTGGCGCTTCGCGCGCAAGACCGTATCGCTGACGCGCGACACGGCCGCGCCGGCGGATGGCTTCTGGTCGTATCAATACAATCTGCCCGGCGACCGTCTCGGCCTGCCGGATGCGATCTGGAACAGCATCGAGCAGCACACCTTCACGGATTTCGAATACACCGCCGGCAAGGTGCACACCAATGCCGAGCAGCTTTGGGCAAAATATCTCTACCGGCCTGACTATAGCGACTGGCCGTCCGATGTGCTCGAATGCCTCGTGATGGCGGCCAAGGCGGAATTCGCCATGGCGCTGAACGAGGACGCGAACATCCGCGCGGCGTTGCGCGAGGATGTCTGGGGCTCGAGCCGGCGGCCCGGTCAATCCGGCAAGCTGCAGGAGGCGGCGACGACGGACGCGCAGGCGGAGCCCGGGCCGGACATCTTTGGGCCAGGGTCCGGTGGGCCGTTCGTCGATGTCAGGAGCTGGTGATGGCGCGCCGGGCCGAGGTCGTCGGCGTTTTTTCGCGCGGGGTGCTCGATCCGCTCTTGCGTGAGCGCATTGATCTCGAGCACTACCAACGCGGCCTGCTGCACGGTGACAATCTGTCAATCCTGCCGCAGGGCGGCGCGTTCGTGCGCGGCGGCTTTCGCCACAAGGCCCGCCTGCGGCGGCAGCTGCGGCGCTTCCCGCTGACGGCAGCGATGGTCACGGCGCCGAACGGTGGCACGGTGGCAAACGTCGTCGATTGCCAGGACAGCACCGAGACGGCCACGACGAGCGGTGTCAGCGGCGCCACGTTCGTCGTGTTCTCTGTCGATCTCGGTGCGGCAACGGCGTTCACGTTCGTGGACGTGATCGGCTTCCGGTGCGCGGCCAACAGCGCTGACGCGGCGTTCGCGGTCGAGGTTTCCAGTGACGGCACGAACTGGGTCGCCTTCGACCGGGCGTTCAACATTCGAACGGCGGCGCGCACGCGGCGATTTTCCGCCGGTGCCGGCCAGTCCGTCACGCGGCGCTATTTGCGGGTCGTGGTCAAAGGTGCCGGTTCGCTGTCGCTCGGCGTGATCACGATCAAGGAAATCGCCGTCTGGCAGGAAACGACGAAATTGAGCGCCGTGCGGCGCTACCCGTTTACCTTCAGCCGTGATCAGACCTACACCATGATCGCGACCGATCGGAATATCGACGTGTTCGCGGTCGGTGAATGGCAGGCCAGCATCCCGATCACGATGCGATCGGATCAGCTCGACGTGACGACGCGCGTGCAGAGCCGTGACCTGATGATGCTGCTCCATCCGGAGGTTGCGCCGCGCACGATATTCCGGCAGGGCGCCGACTTCGAGTGGACAAGCTACGATCAGACGTTTTCGAACGTCGCGAGCGGCGGCGGCGACACGTCGTTCGGATCCGCGCAAGACGAAATTCAGCGCATCACGATTGCGGCGATCTCGGCGCCTGACAAAGTGGCGTTTGTCGTCGGCGATTGCTGGACCAGTCAAGTGACGATCGGGACGGACGCGGCCACGCTTGCGGCGGCTATCGACGCAGCGCTGGAGGCGCTGCCGAATGTTTCATCCGGCATCGAGGTCGACGTGATCTCGTTAACGACCACGGCCGTGACGTTCGATGTCACGTTCGGCGGCTCTAATGGCAGCCGGGTGCAACCGAAGTTGTTTGTCGATGTAGTGACCAATGACGCCGGGGTGGTCGAGGTGACGACGCTGCAGGACGGCCGGGCGGCGTCCGGCAGCCTGATGTCAGCCACGACCGGCTGGCCACGGTGCGGCACGTTCTTCGCTGATCGCCTCGTGCTGGCCGGTTTCCTGCTGGCGCCGGACACGCTGCTGATGTCCGTCTCCTCGAGCTATTTCGATTTCGATCAGAGCACGGGGCTGGAAAGCGCTGCCGGTTTGGAAATCACGCTGGGCTCGGATGATCAGGTAGTGATCCATCACGTGTTCGCCGGCCGGCATTTGCAAGTGTTCACGGACAGCGGCGAGTGGTACGTCTCAGATCGCGTGCTAGATGCGACGCTGCCGATTTCGTTCATCAACACCACGCGAAACGGCTGCCTGCCGGGTGTGCCGCAGGTGCAAGTCGAAGGCGCAAGCATCTTCGCGGATGCCGGCGGCCGCGTCGTGCGCGATTTCCTGTATCAGGACGCGGAGCAGGATTACACGGCGGAGAGCCTGACATTGCTCGGCGGCCATCTGATCGAGGAT